GACTTCATTTAACAGATCCTCAGTTTTTGTCATAATCAAAAACCTGATCTAACTTCATTTTTCTAACGCGCTCTTGGTGTTCCAAGCTAGCACGCCATCCATCCTGACGGCCAGTCCAATAGCCTGTTTCGTAGTTTTCATTGTTTGTGTGTTTTATTGTCCACCATGCAACTGCCATGCTGCCGGCAATTAATAACCACATGCCTAGAATTTCCATTATTGCTCCCGTTCCGCAAAACATTTGTTTGCGTTGGGATTAGTATGACGGGATTTACCGACAGCGCAATAGTCTTTTAGCGCGTGTTTTATAACGATTAGATAACGCCAATATCCTCAAAGTCATCGATATGGTCATCAATCGTGCGAACCCTATAGTCTGTTTCAAGCCCCATAACTCTTTCCTAAAGCTGTAAATGAGCCATCTTTATTAATCGGAATAAGGGTTGGAGTCATGTTTTTGCCATTCCAATCAAGAATTACGATACCCATTTGCCAGTTGGCGATCCCTTTTGTGTAACTCGCCTTAGCCTTATTCATTAAGTTTCCGGTTTCTATGCCGTAAATCGTCCTGTATTGGCCTCCTAAGCCCTCAGAAAACGATGATAGACCCAATTTATGGGTATGCCCACAAACTACGCTCTTACCGACCTTTTTGGCAAGATTTAGGGCAGTCAGGCCAGCGTTAGGATTGGCATTACTTTCATCCCCGTGCGCTAATATCCAATTTTTTTCAAACTCATAAAATGATTTGTGGAAAGTTATTCCAAGTGAATCGAAATCCATAAATTTTGAGTATTGCAGCTCAGGCAAACTAATCAAGCCTGGCACTTTTAATAATGTATTGTAAAGGCGATCTGTATGATTTGATCTAACAATATGAGCTTCCTTAGCATTCTCAGTCAAAGCCCACAAAATATCTTGGGTTGCCTTACGATCATCATCTAAGGTTTGCTGATAAGCAAGAGGGGTTTTCTCCGCCCAACGGCTGATTGTCTGGAAATCAATTTCATCTCCGACCACTAATACACTGTCGAACTTTTCCTTGCGTGCTAACTTAATTACATTCTTAACTGCTACTTCGTGATGGTAGGGGATTTGTAAATCCGAAATTACCAAGTATCGCTTAATCGTCATCCTCATCTGGAGTAGGAATAGTCGGGATGATCCCTTTGTCGCCTACGATCCAGTCAGGCATTGACTCAGGATTATCCATTAGATAAAGCGCACATGACTCATTAAATCCAGCCTTGCGTGCAGCTTTAAACATTTCATGTTTGGCAATATAGAAAACCTCTAATTTACTTAAAGGCTCAGGAGTGTGGCGAACTACTCTCCGGTTGACTTTTTTTCGTTTAGTGTGTTTCCGTGTGTTCGCCATAACAGAAATTATCGCTTACTGATTAAGGTGAACAGATCATCAACACGCTGTTCAAGTCTAGTAATTTGATCTTTCATTGAACTGCCTGAGTTCGGTTTAAGTTCGCTTAGGAAACTTTTAATAACCCATCGTAGAGCCAGCAATAAAGCGGTTGCGATACTTATAACGCCAACGCCAAATGCGACTAATTCGTTCGGTGTCATTTTTCGCTAAGACCATAATCTGCTTCACTCCCGGACTTTGGATCTAATGCCTTTGCAATAGGCGCAACAATTGCACCAAGCATAGTTGCATAGGCTGGATGAATGTCAGCCACGATTGCTAAAGCAACTGTTATTCCACTAGCTGCCACAGCTCTCAAATATGACTTAATTGCTGCTTTGTGTTTTTTAGATAGTTTCATTAATTGCCTTTCAGTAGTGGGATGTCGAACTTCTCGCCAGTTTGATTTGGTTTAAAACTAATGTGAATGTGTTTATGATGTGGATTAATGCCACGATACTTAACCCAACGCCAAAGCGACTTTGCTGAACATATTTTACCAGCGTGGATTATGTAAGAAATACGCTTATCTTTTTTTGCTGTGAGTCGAAGCTGATCTGCCAGAGCATGACTAATCCCTTGTTCGTCAGAAAGGCCAGAGTCAATATCGAGCGCGCAAACTTCGGCTGTGTCTGGTCGTGGGTTGTGATCCGATTTTCGAAGTGCATGTTTACTATCAGAAATCCACCCATCGCTGCGCTTATCGCGATCCAACCATGTTTCATTTATTTGGTCGCGTAGCGTTTTAGCAGCTTTAGATAGGTAAGGCTTCATTAGCCAAGTAGCAATTTTGCTTCATCAGCAGTCAAACCTAAGCGATCAAGGATTGCTTGGCGTTCAGCTTCTTTTGCTTGAGTTTCAGCTTTTGCTGCCTTAGCATTTGCTCGATCAATTTCCATTTGAGCAATTTCCTCAGCGTTAGCATCCCTAACAATTTCCTCGCCAGTTTCGCAATTAACAATTTTAACTTGTGATGTATTAGTTTTACTCATTTTATGATACTCCGTAAAGTAGGGCTGTGCCTGATGTAAAATTACCAGTTTCCATAAATAATGTTATTGATGAGATAGCAATAGTTTGATTATGAATTAAATGATATTTATTAACACTTACGCTCGTGTTTAATGCTGAATCAACATTTATTGATTCTGAAGTTCCAAATTTCCAAGTAACTGTGTTTGTATAATCAAATAAATTTATTACTGTTAAATTTTGTGTAACTGCGTTATCTGTTGCTTGTGTTAAATCACGAAATCTTGTTTGTCCAAAAGTGAATGTTCCATTTGCCGTGCTATATGCCACAACCGTATATCTATTTGCGCCACTATCGCCATTTAATCTCATTTCTAAAATTTGATTATCTGTTGCAGGCAATAAATCTCTAATTACTAATTGTAAATTTTTGTAGGTTTGTGGGATTGAACTTAACACAACTGATGCACCTGATAAAGTTGTTGTGCTAATTAAGGTCATACCACCGCTAGCGGCTGGAGTTGCCCACTCTGGTGCAGTTGCCCCAGAATTAACTCGCAACACTTGATTGGCTGTTCCAATCGCTAATCTTGCTACTGTGTTATCGGCAGTTCCATAAATCAAATCTCCAGCAGCATCAACTAAAGATTTGTTAATTGCTGCTCCAGCATTTGTAAATACTGTGCTATCGATTGCAGTTCCAAGTGATCTAATTGCTGCTGCGCCATCTTTGACCAGCGCGGTGTCATCTGGAGTAGTCCAGCTATAATTGGTAGTGGTTGCCATTTTATCCTATCCTCATGCGACTATTGTAGCGTATTCCCAAGTTAATGTTGGGTCTATTGTGTTCCAAGCCTCTGTTATTGGCGTGGTATTCCAACGCATCGCCACTTGGCTAAATGCAACTGGAGAAACATTGATCGTTAAAAACAGCTCATTGAACCGAGTGCTCCATGACCAGCCTTCAACATAACCTTCAAATTCACCACCTGATATTTGGTTAGGTAGATTAGTTAAATAAACTGGCAAGCCCATAAAGACACCTAATAAAGCATCTCGATCTGAGTTGTCAATTTCAGGGTTGGTTATTGGGAAAGTGATCGATTGGAACTTAGGTAATGGATAAGCTCTTTGAGCGATATACCGATCAGCAATTGCTTGAGCATCTACTGAACCTTGAATTCTTGAATTAATAGTTTCTGCTTTATAACCATAAAGGGCAATTGAAGCGGCATCTGTGGCAGTTTCCTGTGAATTAAAGTTATTGCCATAATTGATATAAATATCATTCCTAACATCACCTGAGCGCATAACTGTGGAAAGGCCAGCACCTAAAGCATGACCGGCATCTAAATCAACATAACCATTTGTAAGCAGATAGTTTTGCCTATGGTCAGCATCGGCATAGCCTATGTTTCCTGCATTATCCTCATAAATGTAACCAAAGGCAGAATTGGCAATATCTGCAACAACATTGTAAATCGTGTCAGTAACATTTGATTGAGCAGTCATTGTGTAAAGGCCGGGTTGATCAATATCGCCTAATCCTAAATTGACTGCATTTTCCCAAGTTTCAGTTGGATTATAAGTTGCCCAAGTTGTAGCTGCTGGCACATCATTCCAAGTGCCAAGTAATACGCTAGACAAAATTGCATAAATTTGATTGCCATCTTCATCTTGAGAAATGTTATCGTTCCAAATTTCTTTGGCTATTCTTGCAAGTGATCCCATAGCGATTATGGTGTATTCGACAACTGTGGCAACAGATCCAGTAGCACCCACCGCAACAGTTACATCCGTAATGTCGCCACCAAATAGGCTTACATAAGTTCCTGCGCTGTTTTTGACTTGTAAATCTAAGCTGTCATTAATGTCAAAAGGTAATGTTTGACCATTTAAGGCCACTAAACTTATTTGAACATAAGATGGATTTGGTTGTGAGTAAATATCATCACGACCAGCCTGATGCTGAATATCGCTAATTGCTATGTCAGTATAATCGACTCCACTGACAATTAGTTTCCAATCAGGATTCCATACTGTCATGGTTACTTCTTAACGGCTGCGCGTGAAAGATATGGGTTTGATCTTGCTGCACTATCATTTACAACCTTAGCAACAGCTCTTGCAGCACCTTCGCCATCGATTGCATTAACAGTTATGTTTGTAACGCCTTGACCTGTGGTATAAGCACCACTTGCTCTTGGAACTGATGGTAATGATGACCTCGCAGCTGATGGAGCAGGGTTTGGAATTGAGCCTACATTTACACCAGGAATTATATTAACCACTCTGATTAACTCATTTGCTAGTGATACGACTAAGCCAATCGCTTCTCTCAAGAATGTAATAAATCCTGAAATAATTCCAGAAACAACTCCTATTGCTTTACCAAATGACTCTGCACCTCTTTGAGTTTCGCTAAGGCTGGCACTTAATCCTTCATCACCAGTTAATCCTGCAATAAAAGCATTAAGAGTTGGAATTCCTTGATCATTTAAAAATGTAATAAATTGCTCAACTGCTGGCAATAAAGCAACGCCTAAACTTTCCTTTGCTTCGTCAAATCCTACTTTTAGTCGATCAATTTTTCCTTGAAAAGTTTCAGCATTTGTAGCTGCTGCTCCACCATATAACTCTGCTAATTTGGCTTGAACTTCGGTGAAAGATAATGTTGATAATTCGGCCTTGCTTAATCCAAGTCCTAATCTACCAAGAGATGTAACATTTCCATCTTGAGCACGACCTAAAGCATTTGCAACAGTTTCTAAATCTTTACCTGATGCAGCACTAATATCTAAAGCAAGAGTTAATAACTTTTGGGCTTCCTCAGTAGATTTTGTAGATACTGCCAATCTTTGCATGGCAGGACGCAATTTATCATCTGCAACACCTGTCGCTAAAGAGGTCTTAAGGATCATGTCCTCAGTTGCCCTTATTTGGGCATCAGTAGCCCCTGTGGCCTGTCTTAAAGCATTGGCTAACCTTAACTGTGCCTGTTCATCCTCTATCGCAGCCTTGACCCCATCAACGGCTAATTTGCCAGCATAGGCAACGGCAGCAGCAGCAGCGACAGCAAAAGCAGCAGCAGCCTTCTTTCCAAACTCACCAATTTTACTTGAGTTGGTTTCAACGGCTTTATCAGCTTCGCCTAACTTCTTTTTTAAGTCATCTACATCAGCAAGGATTGATAACTTTAATGTGCGATTACCGGTTGCCATTAGACCCATTCCTTAATAATGCGAGTAAAACTTTCTTCCCACTTGTTAATCAATTCAGGCTGAATTCTGCGAAGGGTTGG